CGCACCGGCCCCGGGGTAGCCGCCAGCGGCCGGGGGCGCACCGGCCCCGGGGTAGCCGCCAGCGGCCGGGGGCGCACCGGCCCCGGGGTAGCCGCCAGCGGCCCCGAAAGCGGCCCCGGCGTCAACGCCCCCGACGGCCAGGCGCGGCGCCTGAGCGTCCACAATTTGGATACCGTCCAGGCCCAACGCCACGCCCTTGCTTTTGTTGTCGAAAGAGTAAGCGTGGACGATCAACTTAACGAGGGCCCCCGGGTACAGCATGTTACCGTAGACCATGGGGCTGAGCTCCTGCCCGTTGGCGTCGAATACCTGGGGCGCCCCGCGGTAAGTTTTGGCGTTAAACGCCTGGTGGGCGGGGAGTTTCCCCTCGAATGCGTTGGTGTCAACCGCGGTCATGGGCCAGATTCCACCGGGGGGCAGGTTGCCCTTGAATTTCGGGTCGGCGCGGAGGGCGACCATTGCCAGCTCGGCCAGCTCGGCCAGCTCCGGCGCGTGGTTGGGGATGGCAACCTTGAGATTGTGGACGAGTGAGCCGGAATCGTTGGTTTCCGGGCGGGTGATGCCGTCCCAAAGAATGATAGCAGGGCAAGTAATGACGTGGTTTTCTCCGTGTTTCATTGCGTGGTACTCCTTTAGATGTGTTTAAACGTCGGCGCCCTGTTCAGCGTCAAGAATTTTTACCGCCTCGAAACGGTCCTTTTTTGAGAGAAAATTAGTGCGACCCTTAACCAGCGCGTCGCGGATTGCTCCCCAGCCCTGCGCCTGGATTTGCCGGCGGAGAACGGGGAGATATTTTTTAACTGCAGCTCTCATATCGGCCCCCGGAAAACCTGGGCGGCCAGACTTCCCGCCGTGGTCACAAGTTTGATCCCAGAGTTTTTCGCCTCGCTAAACGCGTTGACCATTTCAACGGATAGCCCTTTCGCATTTGCCTGCGCCGGGGTGATGGGCTCCTCCGGTTTGCGTAGATCCAGCCCGAACAATTCCCCCAGCGCGAAAACCTCCGCGGCGGGCGTTGTCCAGCTAGGACGCCCTGCCCCGTTCTGAATAGCAAAGCCCGGGACGTGCCCGCCACCCTGCAAAAGGCTGATAGCTTGCGACTCCAAACCGGTTAAACGGTACTCAAGGGCTTTTGCTGCACGCTGCAGGGTCCGCAATTCGATTGCCAGCGCGTCGGGGCTCAGCTCCTCGGGGGTAGCCTGGTCCGTGTAGTCAATGGCAAACATGGCGGACTTTTGCGCCGCGGGGCATGCGTGCCGGGCGGAGCAATACCGGCAATGTTCCCCGCTAACCGTGCGGGGGTTTTCCCCCAGCGCCTCAGCGGCCGCGGCCTCAAGACGGTTGATATACCCGCGGAGGTCGGAGGCGCGGAGTTTCCATTCCCTGACCGGGCCCGCAACATGGAACGGCCGCGGCTGGGCAATGTGAATAACCACGTTTACCCGTTGATCAATGGCCCCCACCGGCTGGCCCATTGACGCGGCCAGGATTTCCAGGGCGCCGGATGCGTAGCACACCCCCTGATAGTTTTCGAAGGGTTCCACAATCCCAAAGCCGAATTTATAATCCCATACGTGGAGCTCCCACTTTTCCGGGAGAAAATACCAAAGGTCTGGCGTCCCCCAGCAATTCGCGTTTATCCGGGGAATGGTGATCGGCTTTTCAACGTGGAGTTTTACCCCGTGCGGAACGGCCCGGGTTACCGCCTCGACATAGACGAGCGCCGACTCGACCATTTCCGCGGTTAAAATTATGCCGTTGGGGGCGGTTTGCCCCACGGCCGGGACGGCGTTACCGCTCAGCATTTCGGAGCCGACGAAATGGGACGCGGTCCCCTCCTCGGCGGATTCGCTCCGGGTTTTCTCCGGATACCGCGCCGCCAGGGTAACGGATCCCGAACAATTAACCCACCGCCCGGCGGCGGACGGGCTTAGCCTCGCGTGGTCCATACCGCCCGCAGCTCCTCATAAATGGCCGGGATAAGATCGGGGCGGCTGTTCAACAGCGCCATGGTTGCCAAGCCGTACCGTGCGCAAACCTGGTTAACCTCCTGGACGGTCAACGTTCCGGCCACCTGGCGCTTTGTAATGGCCTGGATAAACCCCGCAAAGGAAAGGGGGGCAGGCTCGGAGTCAGCCTGAGGAGCGGCCGGGACGGTAGCGGCCGGAGGAGCGGGCGGGACGGTAGCGGCCGGAGGAGCGGGCGGGACGGTAGCGGCCGGAGGAGCGGGCGGGACGGTAGCGGCCGCCATGGCGGCCCGCAATTCCGTTTTGACACTTTCGAGGAAAGCTGGGTCAAGTTGCTTTTTGAGTCTCCACGTTCCATCCTTGACCGTCCCGCGACTGTCCGCATTGATACGGGCGTCCCACGGGAGGCCGTCGGCGTCCAGCTCAACCCCGGGCGGCGTGGCCGCGGGGGGGGTAGGCTCAGCGGGCGGTGTGGTTACCGCAACGGGCGGGGCGCCGAAAGCGCCGGGGGGAACGACCGGAGGCGTTACGTCCTCGACCAGGCCGACCAGAGCCTCGGCTATCACTTTTTCATGAACCGCGGTAACCGCCAGTTTTTCAATCTCTTTACTGGTAACGGTTTTACCCGGGTCCAGCACGTCGGCGGGGGACTCAAACACCCCGGCCAGCTTTTGCAGCGCCTCCGCGATAATTCGGAGCGCAGCGGGATTTGCGGGGACTTTGAAACTGATCATGTGATTTACCTCCTGGGAAAATGGTTGACGTGGAGCGAATCCTAAACGCTTATTGACGGACCTGTCAACAACTATTTTTATTTATTTTTTCTATTGACGGAACGGTCAACAATCGTTTAACGTGCCCCAACCTTAAAAGGAGGGGACGCTGTGAGAACACAAGCCAACTGCCCGTTTTGTTTTTCCGCTATACAGTCCGACGGCGTATCACAACGAACCTATAAATGCGGGACCTTTATCAATAAGTTATTGAATGTAATAAGGTATATTCGCAAATGCAATTAAGACCTTACCAAGATAAAACCCTAACGGAGGTGTACGAGGGTTGGCAGGCGGGGGCGCGTAACGTCCTGGCGGTACTGCCCACCGGGGCCGGTAAGACGGTCCTTTTCTCGGAGGCGACCCGCCGGCACGTCGGCGGGTCCTGCGCCATTGCGCACCGCCAGGAGCTAGTGGGCCAGATAAGCCTGGCGCTGGCCCGTGACGCCGTAAAGCACAGAATCATAGGTCCTAAAAATGTTATTCGGGAAATCGTCCAGCAGCATACGGAGGAGCTGGGGCAGCATTTTTACGACCCCGCGGCCCGTTGCGCCGTCGCCGGTGTGGACACCCTGGCGTCATGGAGCAAACCGACAAGCAAACAATATGACGGCCTCCTCCGATGGTCTCAGCAGGTTACGCTATGGGTCCAGGACGAGGCCCACCACCTGTTAACGGTGAACAAGTGGGGTAAGGCGGTTGCGCTGTTTCCCAACGCCCGCGGCCTGGGGGTTACAGCAACCCCTGAGCGGGCCGACGGTAAGGGGCTGGGCCGCCTCGCAAACGGGATTTTTGATATCATGGTCGAGGGCCCCGGTATGCGGGAGCTGATCACGCTTGGCTACCTGACGGACTACCGGGTTTTTTGCCCGCCGTCGGACCTGGACCTATCGACCGTAACGACCGGGGCGGACGGGGACTATATCCGCGGGCAACTGGCCGCCAAAACTCAAAAGTCCTCAGTAATGGGCGACGTCGTTACCCACTACCTCCGCCACGCCGGCGGGAAACTCGGCGTTACGTTTGCCCCCGACGTCGAAACGGCTACGGAACTGGCGGCCCGTTTCAACGCGGCGGGGGTACCGGCCGAAGTGGTCAGCGCAAAAACTCCCGGGCGGGTCCGCCGGGAAATCCTCAAACGATTCCGCCGGCGTCAAATCCTGCAGCTGGTTAACGTGGATTTATTTGGGGAGGGTTTCGACCTCCCGGCCATTGAAGTGGTCAGCATGGCGCGGGCAACGCAAAGTTACGGCCTGTTTGTCCAGCAATTCGGCCGGTCCCTCCGGATCCTCGAGAACAAAGACCGCGCCATTATTTTTGATCACGTCGGCAACGTCCTGCGCCACGGGCTCCCGGATCGGCCCCGCGTCTGGTCCCTGGACGGCCGGGAAAAACGCGGCGGTAGTAAAAAGCCGGACGACGTGGTCCCGATGCGGGTTTGTCTCAATCCCGTTTGCATGGCCCCCTATGAGCGCGTGCACGCGTCATGCCCGTTCTGTGGCTGGATTCCGACCCCCGCCGGCCGTACCGCCCCGGAATTTGTGGACGGTGACCTCCCGGAACTGGACGCCGCCACCCTGGCCGCGTTACGCGGGGAGGTTGCCAAAGTGGACCGCCACCCGGACGAAATCCTCCGCATGATGGAGAAGGCCGGCCACGCCTACCCGATAGCAAAGGGCGCCGCAAACCGTCATGAGGAACGCCTCCGGGCGCAAAACGAACTACGGGACGCCGTGGCCTGGTGGGCGGGCCACCAACGGGCAGCCGGACGCCCCGACGCAGAGTCATACCGCCGGTTTTATTTTATGTTTGGCGTGGACGTCCTGACCGCGCAAACGCTCGGGCGGGCCGACGCCGAGAAACTAGCCGCCAAAATAAACGAAACGATCGGGAGGGTTGCCGCGTGAAAACTTGGTCACAGCAAAAGGACGCGCTCTTGAAGATGGTTGACGCCGCGTCTGCAGGAGAGCCGCTACCGGAGCCGCAGGCGGACGCGTGGACACGCTGTGTGTATCTGGCAACGCACGCAATCCCACGCTGTGAATCAGACCAGTTACTTTTAGCCGGGCTACGTGCGGAGCTGTCGGGCCTTAGAACTGCACTGCTTGACGCTGGGGCATTCCACATCTTTGAGTTGGGGGGTGCGTCTTTTACGATCATTCGGACCGCCCCCGCGCTGGGCGAATTCCGCCGGAGAATTAAAAAGACAACCCGGAGGGGGCTATAAAATGCAAACGCTAAACCAATGGGCCGCCCGCTGGCAGCTCCCTCCGCAATGTCTGGCAGAACTGCGCCAGCTCCTCGGCGCCGGGGAGCCGTCCGTCCGACCCCACCCTCAGGCCCCTGGATCGGAGGCCGCCGTTCAGCAATTTAGGACCCTCGAGGCGGCGCGGCGCGGCGGGAGGATGTGGCGGAATAACTCCGGGGCCTGTGTGGACGACACAGGGCGGTTAATTCGTTACGGGCTGGGGAATGTCAGCAAAGAGGTCAACAAGGTGATGAAGTCCTCGGACCTGATCGGGATAACCCCCCACGTTGCGCAACCGGAGGACGTCGGCCGGCTTTTCGGCATTTTTACCGCGGAGGAATGCAAACCGGTCGGCTGGAAACTTACCCCCGGCGACACGCGGGGCGCGGCTCAGCTCAATTTTATTAATCTGGTCGTATCGCTTGGCGGTATTGGCCGCTTTATTTCCAGCATGGAGGAGTAGCCCGGATGCGAATAGAACTAGGACCCGCCGTTTTACACCTGGGAGAAACCCGGGCCATTATGCGGGCCATGATAGCCGCGGGCGTCCAGGTGGATAGCGTGGTCACGGATCCCCCGTATGAAATCGGATTTATGGGCCGGGCCTGGGATACAACCGGCGTTGCTCTCGACCCGGAAACCTGGCGGCTGGCCCTGCAACTCCTCAAACCGGGCGGACACCTTTTGGCGTTTACGGGCTCCCGGACCTATCACCGAATAGCGTGCGCGGTCGAGGATGGCGGGTTTGAGATACGCGATCAGATAATGTGGATTTACGGTTCCGGGTTCCCTAAATCGCTGGACGTTGCTAAATCAATCGATAAACAACGGGGGGAGGACTTGGAACCGGTCCGGGCGGTTTGCCGGTATCTCCGGGCCGCCCGTGATACGGACAGCCAGCCGACGCTACCCACCTGGGACCTGGACGCCGAGGTCTGGCGGCTGAATGGTCGAAAGGGGACGCCCGGGGACACATGGGCAAGCGCGGAGATTCTAGGAGAATACCCCGGCGCTGCGGGCGGGCTCGGTGGGGAGCGGTTTGATTGCCGCGACAACCTTATCCGCCAGACCTCCCCGGATGCGACACCCTGGCAGGGCTGGGGCACGGCACTAAAGCCCGCGCATGAGCCCATTATCCTGGCCCGTAAACCGCTGGCCGGAACCGTGGCTGCTACCGTTCTGGCGCACGGGACAGGGGCTCTTAATATTGATGCGTGCCGGGTTGGGACCAACGACGACAACGCCCGGCCATGCGGACCGATTGGCTACCACGGCGGCGGCTCGGGGGGATACTCTACCGGGAGCCCCGCCGGCCGGTTTCCCGCCAACCTGATACACGACGGGAGCGCGGAGGCATTGGCGTGTTTCCCCGACGGGGCCGGAGCCCGTGCACCGGTGAACAACCGCGGCGCGGATAAATTTCGCAACGCCTACGGCGCGTTTTCCGGGACCGACGAGGGCCGGGAGCTGCACGACCTCCCCGGCGGATCAGCGGCTCGGTTTTTCTACTGCCCGAAAGCCAGCCGGGCGGACCGGGGCGTCGGCAATGACCACCCCACGGTTAAACCGCGGGAGCTTATGCGCTACCTGGTCCGGCTGGTGACCCCACCCGGAGGCTTGACGCTGGACCCGTTTGGTGGGTCGGGCTCAACCGGACTCGGCGCCCTGGACGAAAGTTTCCGCCCGCTGATTATAGAGAAAGACGAACACTCATTTAATATTGCTTGCGGGCGTATAGCGCAAGCCGTCATGGAGGCCAACCAATGAACACCCCCCGCAGATTAGAGCCCGACACCCGCCGCGCCGCGATCCTGACCGCAGCGGTCGACCTGGCCGCCGCCAAGGGCTACTTGACCCTGACCCGCGACGACGTGGCGCACGCGGCCGGCGTATCGGCGGGCCTGGTAACCCGGTACTTTTTCGCGATGCCTGAACTCCGCCTCCGCCTCATGGAGGAAGCTGTCCGCCGGGAGCTCCTGCCCGTTATCGCTCAGGGGTTGGCCTATGGTTGCCCCACGGCGTGCGCGGCGCCGGTTTGGCTCCGTGCCAAGGCCCTTTCAACGCTGGCGGGGTGACCCGTGAATATACCCGCAGCTCTGGCGGCTTACCGCCAATTTGTTATTTATGGGGCGGATAAACTCCCCCGTAACCCGGCCACCGGTGACCCCGCCGGCTCAACCGACCCGGCGACCTGGTCCGATGCGGCTACGGCGCTGGCCGCGGTTAATCGATTCGGCGCGGAGGGCGTCGGGTTTGTGTTTACTGAGACTGACCCGTTTTTCTTTCTGGACGTTGATCACGCGCTCGAGGCGGGCCAATGGTCGGGCCTGGCCGTTCAGTTGTGCCAGGCTTTCGCGGGTTGCTTTGTTGAGGTCAGCCGGTCCGGTACGGGGTTGCATATACTCGGCTCCGGAAATACACCCGCGCATGGTTGCCGCAACCAGGCCCATGGCCTCGAACTCTACACGGAGGGCCGGTATGTTGCCTTGACCGGCAGGGGCGCCACCGGTGACCCCGGAGCGCCGGCCCGCCCGGAGGTCCTGGACTGGCTGGTCGGTAACTTTTTCCCGCCGCGGGCCGACGCGGAAAGCGCCGACTGGACCGACGGGCCCGTCCCCGAATGGAATGGGCCGGAGGACGACGGGGAGCTAATACAGCGCATGCTGTCCGCCAAGGGGAGCGCGGGGGCCGCATTCGGGGGCCGGGCGACGCTCCGCGGTCTATGGGAGGCGGACGATGACGAACTCGGGCGATCCTATCCGGACCCCCGCGGGTTTGACCGTTCAAGCGCAGACGCGGCCCTTTGTCAGCATTTAGCATTCTGGACCGGGAAAGATTGCGAACGGATGGACCGTATTTTCCGGAGCTCCGCGCTTTACCGGGAAAAATGGGAGCGCCCCGATTATCGCCAACGGACCATTTTGCACGCCGTCGGGTATTGCTCAACCGTCTACGGATCCCGGACCAGCCCCTCCGCCGGGGTAGAGATACCGGAAAGCGTCGAACCCGCTGGAACCATGCAGGCCGCGCCGGCGGGCCTCCGCGACGGTTTCCAGTTTCTCGCCGTCGCGCAGCAAGTCCAGCATTTCGCTGGTTGCGTGTATATCCGGAGTTTACACAGGGCGTTTACCCCCGACGGCGCCCTCCTCAAACCGGAACAATTCCGGGCGACGTTCGGCGGGTATGCTTTTGCCATGGACCTGATAGCCGACAAAATGAGCAAAAACGCCTGGGAAGCATTTACCGAAAGCCTGGGGTTTTGTTTCCCCAAAGTCCACGCTGCATGCTTTAGGCCCGAATGCCCGCCCGGTGCGATCGTTGCGGAGGAGGGTCAGACCATGGTTAATACCTATGTCCCGATTCCTACCCCGCAGCAGGCCGGCGACCCGCAGCCGTTTCTGGACCACCTGGCGCGTCTGCTACCCGTCGAGGGCGACCGGGCGATCCTCCTGTCCTACATGGCGGCCATGGTCCAGTTTCCTGGGGTCAAATTCCAATGGATGCCGCTAATTCAGGGCATGGAGGGAAACGGAAAAACGCTTTTGACGACCTGCCTTGAGCACGCGATCGGCAAGCGCTACAGCCACCGCCCCAACGCCTCCGACATTTCCAACAAATTCAACGCCTGGTTAATCGGAAAACTGTTTATCGGTATAGAAGAAATCTATGTCGCGGACCGCCAGGAGGCTCTGGACGCATTAAAGCCCCTGATCACAAACGACCGCGTGGACATACAGGGCAAGGGGGACAACCAGGAAACCGGGGATAACCGGGCCAACTTCCTGGCGACCAGCAACCACCGGGACGCGGTCCGGAAAACATTGTCGGACCGGCGTTATTGTGTTTTTTACACGGCGCAGCAGGAGCCCGGAGATATTGAGCGGGCCGGCATGGGCGGGGAGTATTTCCCCCGGCTCTATTCCTGGTTGCGGGCTGGCGGTTACGCCGTTGTCAATAACTACCTCCGGACCTACGCCATACCGGACGCGCTCAACCCGGCCGGAGCATGCCACCGGGCGCCGCAAACGTCCACAACGCAGGAGGCCATACAAAATAGCCTGGGGGGTATTGAGCAGGAGGTTATGGAGGCGGTCGAACAGGGCCGGGCGGGTTTCTCGGGCGGCTGGGTCAGCTCCCTGGCGCTGGACCGACTCATAGACGACCGGCGTATCCGCATGACCCCCAACAAGCGCCGGGACCTCCTCCGGGGCCTGGGGTACGATCCCCACCCGGGATTGCGTGACGGGCGGGTTAATAATATGATCACGGACGCGGGCCTGGTTGGCAAGCCGCGCCTTTATATCCGGGAGGGCCACCCGGCGGCCAGCCTGACCAATGCGGCGGAGATAACCCGCCATTACCAGGACGCGCAGGCCGGCGGGACTCTCGCCGGGTCCGCCTTTAGCGCTCAGGGGGCTATGGTATGAAATTTATCACGCTGAACGGAACGCAGATTTTCCCCTTCGACCCGGCTATCAGTCATGACAAATTTTTTCATACCGTGGCCGGGCGGGGGGATAGCTGCACCGGAGCGGGATTTATTTTCCTTGAGGAGGACCGGCGGCCCGTCTGCTATGGTCATTCGGTCAGCCTGGACATATCCGCCACCCCGCGGGATACACTCCTCGCTGAAATTGTATTCATGGCCGCCCGTCGCCGTATTGCGGGCATGTAACTAAAAAGGAGGTATACACCATGGAAAAACCGCCCATTAGCAGACGCGCCGCCGCCTGGCGCAAATTCGCCGCGGAGGTCGAGGACCATATCGAAAATTACACCGTGCCGCAGTACGGGGACGAGGGGAAGGACCAGGTTACCGAATTCAGCGCGGGGGACTGCATCGTCCAGGTTAAGAAATATGCGAACCGACACGGCCGCAACGTCCGCCCCGGACAGGAGAAACTGGACCTTATTAAGATTGCGCATTATACCCAACTGGCCGCCCGCAAACTCGAGGGTGGCCTGTAAAAAATAATTGATTTAATGGTTGACAATGAATCAATCCCGGTTTATACTCTACTCAACTTAAACAACAAACCGGGAGGCCAAACAATGGAAACGATCCTCGAGCAAATGGGAAACGCTAACCGCCTCGGCGCCATGATTGGCGCCCGCGATTTCCTGGCGCTGGACGCCGGTCTGCAATTCAAGTTTGCCGGTAGCAAAACCGCAAATTGCGTAAAAATCGAACTTAACGACGCGGACCTTTACGATGTGGCTTTCTACAAAGTGAAACGCGGCGGTTTGGAATTCGCGGTCGTCCAGGAAAATAGCAACGTCTACGCCGACCAGCTCCGCCGGCTTTTCGAAACGACAACCGGCCTTTACCTGAGCCTTTAAAGTCAAACCGCGGGCCGCCCGCCACGGAGGGAAAGCACATGACCGCAGCGCAGCAAAAGCGAATTACACGGGACCTCTCAGAAATAGCGCGGGAGCCGGTAGAGGTCGAGAAAATAAGCGGGACGCTTTACGCTTTTAGTTCGGAGCTGGCTTGCCTTAGAATTTTCACCAAGTATAATTTGATTCACAGCCCCCGGGCGCGGGTCGGTTACAGCGTCAACCTGGAAAGGCACTTTTTCTCTATCGAACTGGCGGGGGGCTGAGCATGCACAGGGCAACCATTGAAGCGGCGGGCCGGTATATCGCCAAACACTTAACCGCGCACCCGGTTAAGACTGTGGCCCCTTTGGATTTCGTTGTGGATATGGTCCGGCTCGGCCATGATCGGCGCTGGCTGGATTACGCGTGGAACAAGGCACTAGAGCAACATTTCCCGGAGGAGGTCAAACCATGACAGACAAGGCAAGAGGTGGGGTCCGACCCGGCGCGGGCCGTAAACTGGGCAGCACGTCGGCGGACGATCCACGGACCGAACAAATGGCCCAACGCTACACGAAACCGGAGGCGGCCGCTATCGAAACCGCGGCCCGCGCTGCAGGGGAAAACCTCAGCGATTATATCCGCGGCGCGGTCCTCGAGCGGGGGGCCTTTCGAGCTGCAGCGCGGGAGCTCGGCGTCCCCCTGGATCCTGTGGCCGTGGTGACCGCTATCCGAATGCTCAAGGGCCGGCGCCATACACTGGCGGACGCGGGGGACGCATGCAAACCGTGACCGGAAAAACAGCCGGTGAGGTACTGGCGGGCGCCATGCGCCACAAAGCAACCCGAATCAAGCGCCTGGTACGTCCGGGCGGGTCGGGCGCCTGGCGGATCGATTATGACGTCCAGCCGGGCGCTCCGGTAGTGGGGTTGCGCCATGGATAACGAGCGGGACGCGCTGATGCGCAAGCGGCTTTACATGGACACCGCCGACCGGGCGCGGGCCTTCTTTTTGGTGTTTTCCGACACGCTGAGGGATACGCGGGCGGCGTTTGATCAATTCGCGGCGTTACCCTTTATGCGGGAGCTCCCGGTCGAGAAATTCAATGGTAGGCTACCTGAGAAGCGCGGGCGGCGTCGGGGCCAAAACAGGAGGTTGTGGAAATGATTGTTAGACGATCGGCAACGATGAAGAAGCGGGCCGCATTCAGCGGAAAGCGGCCAGGCCCCCAGCACGCGGAAATTGTGCTCATTGAAATTTATTGGTTGTTTTGGATTATCCCAATTTACTACCGGGAGCGGATCACAGGGACGAGTCTTAAATAACGGCTTGAGCTGAACCGCCGCGAAGCGGTCGGCTTCGAGCGTTTGGTTAGAAGCAGAATTGCCGCTGCCCGACAGGGCATAGAGGTTTAAATGCAGACATTACCACAAGATAAATTCAACAGAGATTGGCGGTTGGCAAGCAGGATTGAGCCGGTTTCTGTGACACAAGTTGACAACTTCGTGAAAGCACACTACCTGCGGAAGCGGCCGGCCATTGTGTTGATGTGCCTTATGATGCTGGTGAAAGAAACACCGGTCGGCTGCATCATCTATTCTGCTCCGCCGATGGAGGCAGACAAGCGGTATGGCGGGAAAACATGGGAACTTGCGCGGGTGTATCTGCTGGATGCGATACCTCGAAATGCTGAAACATGGCTGATTGGTGCCAGCATCCGGCATATCAAGCGGACACGGCCCGAAGTGCGGCACTTGTTGAGTTATGCCGATCCTTCCGTTGGGCACCGTGGAATCATTTATCAGGCGGGGAACTGGCGGAACGATGGGCGAACCGACCAGGATCGCAAAACGCCCCGCTGTGACTATGTAGACGCCCGGACCGGCAAGAAGTATGGACGCAAGGGGAATATGCCGACAGAGGCCGAAGTGGTGAGGGTGCCGCGTGTATCCAAGTGGCGATACCACTACCCGCTTTAGATTTTGCGGCGATTCAGATTATAACGGTTAGCAATGAGCGGCGACAACGAAACATAGGAGGACGACATGGAATGTGCGAAATGCGGAATGAGTGAAGACTATTGCCGATGCGACAACACACCGATACCGTGGAAGCGCGAATTGCTAAAGGAAAACTCGTCCGCCTCAATTGCGGGGTTAGCTGTGTATAAAACGCTCGGACATGGATCTACGGTGATAGTGATAACGGATGGTGCAGAGTTCGCATATATTCAAAAGTGGTGCGAATCACAAGGGAAGCGACTACTTTTTAACCCAAAATCTTTTCCGATATGTGTCTCTGTTGCCGATGAGTTGGTCGGCTGGACCGACCATATGGACAGAGCCCTCTACTACAAAAGTTTTGACGAATTTCTGTGCGACATAAAAACAGCTAACGCCCCCGATCAGCGCACGGCGACGGGCCGGGCGAGGATCGACGAGATTTTAACGAGGAGCACTGCCGTCCATTCCGTTCGCTGAATTGGATGTTTAGCCGATTACGTAGGGAGAGAACAATGCCGAAAAGAACAATCACTGACTTAAGGGCGTTGCAAGGGTTACCGATTGAAACCCTTGAACTTTGGTTCATTGAAAAGGTGACGGAATTTTTGGAGTTTTGCGAGAAGAATGGGGTTCCAGCCTATAATTCTTTTTCTGGTGGTCTTGATTCAACGCTTGTTCGGCATTTACTGGAAAAGCATTTTCCGGGGGCAATGCCGCACGTTTTTAGCAATACCGGAATGGAGTTTAACGCAATCGTCAGGTTTGCAAAAAGCCGAAAAGGAACCGTGGAGATACGGCCGAAGATGAATTTTCGGGAGGTAGTGGAAAAAACCGGGTTCCCGGCAATAAGCAAACTTGTGGCCCGATCAGTACACGACCTGCAAAACCCAACGGAACGCAATGTAGCCACCAGAAAACTGAGAAGCACAGGGATAAAGCGGGATGGAACACTCTCAAAAGGTGGACGCTTACCCCTACGGTGGCAGCGCCTTGTTCGAGGGCCGAGGCTCGGAAGCGCCTGTTGCGACATTTTGAAGAAAGAACCACTGAAGCGGTACGCAAAAGAGAATGGCGGGTCGTTGCCGATAATTGGTGTAAGGGCGGAGGAATCAAAGGGCCGTGAAGAGGCGTGGTTATCAAGTGGCTGCAACGCGCTGACGAACAAAACCCCAGCGTGTTACCCGCTAATGGTTTGGACTGGCCAGCGTGTGCTGGAATATCTCAAGCGGTACGATGTTGAGTATTGCCGGGAAATTTATGGGGAGATTGTTGAGGTTGGCGGGAAACTCAAAACAACAGGGGAGAGTTCAACGGGTTGCGTTGTTTGTTTGGTTGGTTGTCAGTTTGATCCGATGCGTTATGTGAGGCTTTACCACCTCGATCAAAAGAAACACGAGTATTGTATGGACGCAGGAGCGCGAGAGGTGCTGGAATATCTCGGGTTGCCAGCATACCCCGGGCAACACGAGACCGCCCAACTTTTTGCCGATGCTCCATGATCTTGCTAACCTTTGATTAGCCGGACCGTGCAAGGTTGACATGTACCGTAAACGCACCAAGGGAAGTCGAAAGTTCAACGAACGCATGGCCGCCGCCCGTGCAGCAAAGGAGCGTCTCCGCCTTGAGGGAGACGCTCCTGATTACCCCGCCGAACCTCTCCTGATCCGCCGGCGGGTAATCATCGAGGACTATGACTGCGGCCAGGTGGTGCGGCACGAGTTCACCCTGGCCCGATCCGGGCGGATCGATAGTTATGACGTTTCGGCCGACGGGGTGTCCCTCGGCCGCATGGGGTGGGCCAGAACTCTTGTTTTTGTCCGCAAGGCGTTTATCCGGGTGGGGAGGTTTGACTAGCAGGGAATAGTACCATTGTCAAAAAGACAGCCCGGCGGTTCGATACCGCCGGGCTGTCTTTGTTTGCGGGGGTTACCCGCGGCTGTCAATCAAAAGCGCCGCAGACGGTGCACGCGTCGCCGTCCACGAACCGCCAGGCGTCACGACCGCTGGCCCGTCCGATATACCGCAAGACCAAACGCCCGCGCCGCCTCTCGGCGTATAACCGTATTTGGGGCCGTTTGCATCATCTCCCGCTGATCACCTGGAAGCTGGCGGCCCGCTCCCGGCGCTTTTCCTCCTCCGTGGGGGGCCTCTTTTTAGCCGGGCTGCGGCTGGCTGTGGCTGTGGCGCGGACCGCCTCTGCCCACTTGAGGCAATCCCAGCATTTGCAATCTCGCGTACGTCTCAGGCTCAAATGCCCCTTCTCGCAGGGTTGTTTTGCGTCGTACCATTCGGCGCCCAACCCTTTAGCTTTGTATCGGTTCACGGGGCCACCTTTCCCATGCAGACCAAACAACCGCCGTTCGAGACATACCTCCAGGCGACATGCCCGCGCCGGCAGGGCTTACCTGTTCGAAAAATCTTCAAGCCCATTTCCCGGGCGGTGTTACGCTCGAGGACCTGGTCCTCCGGCCAACCTGCCCGGATATCAACGACCGGGGCAGATTCAGGAGACGCGGCTTTTTCGTCCAAGCACTGTTTACAGGCGCGATCGTAGACCCTCCGTAGGCTGCCCTCATGTACCTTCTTGCAAACGTCCCAGTGGCGGGGCTTATACCAGGTTTCCCCCTTTTTGCGGGCCGTGTCCCGCGGGCCGTCTGATTGGCACTCATAACATTTCCCGTCCAAGGTGCTTTTACACAGATGCCCGCAATATTCAAAAATCATACAGCGGAAATAATAGTCCTTATTTGCGTTTTGGGCGGTATCCGGGTCGAGGGGTTCCCCGGCGGTTTTGGCCGCGCTATACACCCCTTGAAAATCGCGGTGGGCGCAACCTTTACAGGTGTCCGTCTTTGTGAACACAAGGGCGTCGGCCCCGCAATGAGCGCAAGTCTCCATTGGATAGTATACCGCGACGTCCTCCGCGAACGCCCCTTGACGGGTAGACGGCACGGAATTGGTACGCAGGGTCCCGGTGCGCGGGTCGAAAATCTCCCGCCATTTTCCGCTCAACTTCATTTTTAACCTCCGGCTGTTATAGTTTTACGGGAATGGTATGCGGGATTTAGTTCTAAGTCAATAATTAAAATGCGGGATTTAGAACTAAATATTATTGGCGTCGCGGTGTAGAAGTGGCGGGTAAAAACTTTTAGTTCTAAATTCTACAGAAAAAAGAAGTCCGGGGTATTTTTTTGGGTATCATTTTCCCCTTAGTTTTCGGTATTTTATAACATTCTTACCCATACCCCATACTTTGAATTAAAAATGAAATGAAATTGAAAGGGTGCTTAGTTATTTAGAACGGGGGGCATAATATCTAAATAACTAAGCACCCTTTGGGATTATGGCCATAAAGAATAAAAGCAAGCCGGGGCATGGGTAAAACTGCCTTTTTATAAGCTAACCCCTTGATTTATCGAACACCCCGGACCGCCCCGCGCGGGGTATTGCGCAAATGCCTTGCCTTGTGACTTCCTGGCGTGATAACGTTTCGTTCATGGACCTATTCGATGTTGATACCCGGGAGCTGATAGCGCTCCGCAAGTGGTATAAAAAGCAACCCGCGAAATTCAAGCGGGCGACCGCTGAAATGCTTAACGCGTTTGCGTTTGGCGCACGTCGGTCCGCGCTCGACCTGATCACTAAACGCATGACTATCCGCAACCCTAAGTTTATAGCCTCGCGGTTCCGTGTGACCAAGGCGACGACGTCAAGCCAGCGCTCTGTTATGGGCACGCTATCCGGGCCGCGCTTCTCGGGCTTTGTTGAGCAGGAGCTCGGTGTGCCTACGGACAGGACGCGAACCGCTACCATGGCGGCCCGTAGTGGGTCGAGGTCAAGCCAGATCAAACCACGCTTTAGACTCAAGCCATCAAATGATGTTGTGACGATGCGCGATTATAAAGTTGATCGTGTTTCGGCTTTCGTTGCTATGATCTTTGAGCGCAAAGAGACGCGCCTTGTTAGAATCAAGGGCGCTATACTTAAGCGCAAAGGTAAGCGTCTGCAACTGATCCAACAACTAAACAGCCGCAAGAAACAACCCCGCAAGCGTCCATTTCTACAGACTTCCCGCGTTATATATTTTAGATCGATAAATCTAAAGGCGCTATGGTCTAAAACTCTAGCGCGTATCATGACCCCACCCCCCCGGTAAAGGTACTGTCCGCCTTTTAGCGGTGTTTTGTCGGGGGTCGTGTCGCAGCA